GCCGTGATAAACAAGGCGCGGCAGGAAGCGGCTGACGCGCTGGTTGAGCAGGGTTTGGAGATGGTTGACGCGCTTGATGGCGGCAGCTCAACGCAGGAGATTGCTGCAACGCGTGAGAAGGTGCAGTGGCGCAAGTTTATGGCTGGCTCGTATAATCAAGAGCGTTACGGCAATCGGCCTCAGACCAATGTTACGATTAGCGTAAGCGACATGCACTTGGACGCGTTACGCAAGGTTAATGCTGACTTGGCGCAGATTGATGCTGAGGACCGCCAGCGTGAGGCGATGGCTATTGACGCGGATTACGAGGATGTCACCGATGAGCAATGATAATCCGCTTGAGGAGTTTGTGCTGCGCTACCGTGACGACCCTGCGCTGTTTGTGCAAGAGGTGCTGGGCGCTACTCCGCACGATTATCAGGCTGAGTTTCTGCGGGCTGTTGCGGACGGTGAGCGCAAGGTTAGCATTCGCAGCGGCCACGGCACGGGCAAGTCTACGTCGGCCAGCTGGATTATGCTGTGGTTTGTTTTGCTGCGTTTTCCGAATAAGGTTGTTGTCACAGCCCCCACCAGTGGCCAGCTGTTTGACGCTTTGTTTGCTGAGTTAAAGCGTTGGATTAACGAGCTGCCGCCGCAGTTGAAAGTTTTGCTTACGGTTAAGTCTGACCGAGTTGAGTTGAACGCGGCCCCGAGCGAGGCTTTCATTTCGGCTAGGACGAGCCGCGCGGAGACGCCTGAAGCGTTGGCTGGGGTTCACTCGGAGAATGTGCTGTTGGTTGTGGACGAGGCTTCTGGTGTGCCTGAGAAGGTGTTTGAGGCTGCCGCTGGTTCGATGTCTGGCCACGCCGCGACTACGATTTTGCTGAGCAACCCGACGCGTTCGTCTGGCACGTTTTACGAGAGCCAGACGCGGATGGCTGACAGCTGGTGGACACGGCGTTGGTCGTGCATAGATAGCCCGCTTGTGTCTGACGAGTTTGTCGACGAGATGCGCGCAAGGTATGGCGAGGAAAGCAATGCCTTTCGCATTCGTGTGCTTGGCGAGTTTCCTATGGCGGATGACGACACGATCATTCCGTTTCACTTGGTTGAAAGCGCGATACACCGTGACATTGAGACAACACCTGACGTTAAGCCAATTTGGGGCTTGGATGTTGCGCGTTTTGGCACGGACAAGACGGCTTTGTGCAAGCGTTATGGCAATGTTGTGACTGAGATTACCAGCTGGCAGGGCTTGGATTTGATGCAGACAGTTGGCCGCGTTATGGCCGAATACGAAGGCTTGCCGCCTTCTATGCGGCCTAGCGAGATACTAGTTGATAGTATTGGCGTTGGCGGCGGTGTGGTTGACAGGCTGCGCGAGCTTGGCGCGCCAGTCCGGGGAATTAATGTTGGCGAGGCTCCGGCCATGGGTAAGACCCACATGAACCTGCGCAGCGAATTGTGGTTTAAAACAAAGGGTTGGCTTGAGGATAGGTCATGCAAGCTGCCGAAAGACGACCAGCTTCTCGCGGAGCTGACTGCGATTAGATACAGCTTTACATCGTCAGGCAAGATGAAGGCTGAGAGTAAGGACGAGATGCGCAAGCGTGGGTTAAAGTCGCCTGACCTTGCGGATGCGCTTTGCCTGACAATGGCCAGCGATGCTGCAACTGCATTGTCTGGTGCGATGTCAAGTTGGAAGCAATCTATTAAACGCAACTTGAAAGGTATTGCATGAAGCCAGTCCCGTTTTACAAGCTGTCACCTAAGATGAAAAATATCCGCATGAACCAGTGGATTAAAACTTACATTGGGAAGGGTTTGAGTTTGGAGGAGGCGCAATTTGCGGCTCGCTGGCGCGCCGGCCATTGGAAGCTAAGTGCGCGCATGGAAAAGATCATGGATGACTTGGGCGAATTGTGATATGCGGCTTGGATAGCCATTGTGAAATAAATGTGCTAATGTGCAGAAAAGCTAGAGGATGATGACATGAAACCCTGTAAAGGTTGCCCCACCCCCGCAGCGTGTAAACGCGCTGGAACTTGTCTCGCGAAAAAATACGGGAAGTAAGTTTTGGTCGGTTTGCTAAGCCCATCTGACTACGCTGGTTATGCTGACGAGGGTCGCAGGCTTGCCGTTGACGTGCCGAATGTCACGCCGATGGACGCGGCTCGCTTTATAGCTGAGGCCACGCCGATCATTGGTGACGCGATGGCAGCCAAAGAGATTTACGATGAGGTCACGTCAGAGAACCCTAATTGGGCGATGGTCGGCGCACTTGGCGGTGCGGCTGTGTTGGGTTTGTTCCCCGGCATAGGTGACGCGGCTGCGAAGGCTGTCAAGTCTGGTGCGCGTGCAGCATTAGATCAAGTTCCATCTGATGTTATTTATGCGGGTAGATCAATTGCTGAAGGTGATATGCGTGGGGTGCTTGACGCATTCGGAAGGGGCGGCGAGGCTCGGAGCCTAAGTGCCGCATCAAGCAATATCCCGCGCCAAATGCCTTCCGGAAATGTTCTTGATGCGGTTGATAGCTTAACGAAGAGTCAAATTGACGCCGCCGTTCCATTTGCGCGTAAATCTGGTTTTGCTGTTCCCAGACAGGGTGGTGGGCGCGCAAAAGACCCCGCCTTATATTCAAATTTCGCTAAAACTAAACAAACGGGAGTTCCGCCCAGTGAGTGGTCAGTTTCTGGACGAAGGCTTGCTTCTGAGGTTGCAGCGCCCAAGTCAATGAGTGCAGAGGACATTCAGAAAGCTGGTTTTACAGACCTTTTTGGCTTTGTTGCTGACAGCACGATGGGCGATACAATTATTGATGAAGTTAATAATGTTCGCTTGCCTCGATCAGTTATGCAGCAAGGCGGTCATAACTTTGGGGATAATATTGACAACCGGGGTTTTGCGTCGGAGGAGCGGGCGCTAAGGACAAAGGAAAAAGTCTGGGATTCAGTTGTTCAAGGTGGCGGCAAGCCATTGGTCACGCCTATGACCATGGGTACAGCGGGTGGCGACTTTAGTATGCATCAAACCATGACAATGGGTCAGCTTATAGGGGCGCTGGCTGATCAAATTGACCCTAATTTTGTACCACTTCGCGGCGCAGCTAAGAATAACAACAGATTTCTACCAGAGGGCTTGGGTCTTTTAAGCCCAGAGCTGCCCGCATATCTTGCAAACTTAAAGGGCGGAGAACGCGCTGCGTTTATGAAGTCTCTTGACACAAAAGCCGCGCATGACGCTGGCGTTCCCAGTGTTGGGGCTGTGCGCTGGGCGGCAACCGATCCAAACCTTGTGGATCCTCCAGCTCTCAGCAGTGGCTACCGCGCCTTTGAGCCACAAACTGGCGACTTTTTTGAATATGGTAACAAGCACGCATCATATGACGCGATTATTCCGCGAGTCGGTGAAAATATGACAATGGATGGCCTTCGTCCTTGGTATTTGCAATTCCCAGACGCGGCTTACCCCAAAATTGTTGACTCAACTCCATATGGTTCAAATATGTTAAAAGTTGAGGCAATGCCCAAAGACATTCGCGGGTTTCAAATGAACCCCAATATGCGCCAAGCAATTGACGATCAATGGGTTGAAATAAATATGACGTATGATGAAATACTGCAAACACAAGGCAAGGATGCAGCTGATATGTATGCAATTGACGCTATGTCAAACCGTGCGCTAATGTCGGGGAATTATTAATGGCAATCACAACTTACGCAGAGCTAAAGTCTAGCATCGCCAACTGGCTGAACCGCGACGACCTTACGGCGGTCATACCAGACTTCATTGCTTTGGCGGAAGCGCAAATTGCGCGTGATATTCGTCACTGGCGGCAGGAAAAGCGCGTTACTACTTCAGTAAATGAGCAGTATGAAAACTTGCCAAACGACTGGCTTGAGATGATCCAAATACAATTAACTGCGGGTGGCAGCTTGCAGGCTATATCGGCTTCTGAATTGCAAGGTCGCAAGGAAGCTAGTTTAATTGCCAATAAGCCAAAGTACTATCGGCTTACCTCAGATCAAATTGAATTTTACCCTGCTCCTGACCAGCCATATGAAGCATCTATGCAGTATTATGCGCGCGTCCCGGCCTTGTCAGACGCGGAAACATTCAATTGGATTTTGACAGAATATCCTGACATTTACTTGTATGGCGCACTTGTACACGCCGCGCCATATTTAGCTGACGATCAGCGCGTTTCGGTTTGGGCTGCATTATATCAGTCTGCGGTGGATGCGTTAAATCAGGACAGCACAAACTCACGGGTTTCTGGCCCACTTCGTATGGGGATACCTCGCTAATGGTTACTACGACTTGGACACAAACTGCCGGGATGTCTGGCGACACTGACACAGATAACATTGAGAATTATGCAGAGCAAGCTGAAGCGTCGAAAGACGCCGCAGCTGCATCTGAGGCGGCTGCTGCTGCAAGCGCGACTGCCGCCGCTGCCAGCGAGACTGACGCAGAAAGTGCTGAGGTT